AGTAGCGCTCATTTCATCCATGTTGTCAATGACAACGTCTTCAGGCTCTATATTTAGACTAGCCCTTAAAGCATCTACGAACCCTTCTTCTTGAAGTTTTAAGCCAGCTAAACGTCTTGCCTCAGTTTCAGACACTATTTGCCTGTTTAAACTAAGTATTTCTTTATCTGTTTTTGCAGACTCAGCCTTAACCCTTTCAATTTCTTCTTCGAGACTCAAAACATCTTTTTTGCCTTGAATCACCATTTCTTGACTAGCAATCTCTCCTTCGAAAAAAACCCTAAATTGATTCGACTCTTTTAATTTTCGAGCCCTTACTTTAGCCTCCTCTAAAGCAGTTTCTAAACTTTCTAAGTCTATTTTATTTACTTTTTGCCTTTCTTTAAGTATATCAGCTAATACTTGTTTTTGGCTCTTAAGGGATTCTATACCAAATTCAAAAGCGCCAGAGCCACTAATTATTTCTGCGGTTTTTCTAGCAGTATCATTCAACCCATCAAGTTCTTTCTCTAAATCTTCTGCTGATTTTTTCCCTTCGTTAAATAACTGAGGAATCACAGTGGCTGCCGTTACCAATAAGTTTATACCTATAAGGATTCCTCCTGGACCTAAAAGAGATGATCCTAAAGCCTTAAAAGCTCCTTTTAAACCGCCAGTTTTAGTGGTTAAATTACCCATTAACTCAGCAGTGAATCCAATGTTGTTACCAACAGCTCTCATACCCTGAGCAAAATTAACTTGACCGCCCTGAATAAATTGAGACGCATCTTGAATACCATCACTAAAAGAAAACAGCGTTTGATTAGCCGTAGAGAAAGCTTTGTTGTTAGACGATGTTTGCTTACCTAATCTCTTTTTAGCATCAGCTAATTTATTTGTGTCTTTGGTTAGACTTTCTGTTTGAACTTCCTGACCTCTAAGCGCTGCCCTACCTTTTTGCAGTTGAACAATTAATTGTTGCTCTTGAGTTGTTAACCTAGATATAAGTCCATTTAGTCTAGTTCTTTCAGCTCTATTTAACTTACCTGAGCTAGTAAGTTTCTCTAAATCAATTCTTTGTTTTCTTATCAGTTGCGCTCTTTTACTAGCAGCCTGATTAGTTTTTACTATCTCCCTTAAATCACCTTGAGTGGCTTTTCTCTTTAGGTCTATAGACCTTTTTAACTTGTCATTAGAACTAATGAATAATTTATTCTTTTCTAATACACCCTTAACTTCTTTCCCTAAATTACCAGTTGATCTATTTGTTTTATCTAAAGAATCATTTAGTTCTTCTAAGGACTTAGCTGCACCTGCCTGACCAAAGTCACCAATCTTTGAATCGATTTTAAACTTTATATTGTAAATTAAATCAGGCATATTTATTTATCTGGAGGTCTATGATACGCTTCACGACACATCATAGCCTTAGTTATCTGTTCAACCGAACACTCGGCTTCAAGTTCCTGTGCTCGCAGTGGATCAAAGTCAGCAAGTACATAACAGTAATATGTGTATGCACCGCCAACTTCAACCACTAGGTCATTAGGTGCGAGCAAGTCTAATGACTCTAAAGTACTCCGACTCCATCTAAAGGTACTTGTCGCCTGTTCGTAAAAAAATCCCACGCTTCCTCAAGCGTTCCGAGTTCTAATTCGTCAGACTTCCAAGTGTCATTGTTAATGGTCTTCTCTAGTTTCATGCAGTGTCTTGCGGTAAATTCACAATACTTAGCACGAAACTCTTCATCCAAACGCCAAGCGTTTACCGCTTGTAAATCGTCTACATCATAATCATCAATATCCAGCTTATCACTAATTAACTTTTTATAAGTTTTAGGATGTTTTTCCTTGTACCAGCCCAAGAGCATTTGTCTACGCTCCTCGACTACTTTATCAAAACGAATAGGGGTCGGCTTGACCTCAAACCGAACCCCCATAAATTCGCCAGTTACTTTTGTAATACGTCCCATAAATTGCTCGCTTTATTTTAGGGTTTAAGTGTTAAATTCTACAAAATTGTAGGTGCTATCTAGTTGAAGTGTTGGCTCTTTAAAGGATATACTGTCGCTAGATCCAATAATAACAGATGCTCTAATCATCTTGGCGTCAGAAGTTGGCGTTATACTAACTTGCTTGTTACCAGTGGATGATATAACAGTTTCGTCACTAACATCTGATGTACTACCATTATCATCAAAGGACTCCAACTTTATTTTAATGGTACTGTCTCCTGAGTCATCAGAAAGAGCAGTAACGTTTATATTGAAATATAGCGTTCTACCATCAAATGGTAAGTACACGTCTCTATGCAATGTAGCTGCTGAACTATGAGTAAAAGTTTGAGCATTAGTTACCGTAGAAAACGACACTGTACCAGCAGACTTGGTCCAGCCATAAGCAAGAGCATTAGCGCCTGTAGCTGCTGCAGCACCCCATTTATAAAGAGCTAAACCATTATTGCTATATGATAAGCCAGAGGTATGTTTACCTGTGGTTGAATCGTATCCACCAGTAGCTTCACGAGGACTATTAAATCTAAAGGAGGCTGACTCAGAAAACACTTGATTTACGTTCATTGCACCTTCTAGCTGCAGTATTTGACCGCCTAAACCGAATCCACCAAACACAAGGCTTGTACGGTTGTCGGCTAACGTCTGCAAGCTAGATATAGTACTCGCTTTAAACAAACCACTAACAGTAAGATCAAAGTTCTTACTTAGAATAATGGTTTGCCCATCTTCTATGATTGGTGATGATGCTGGTTCTATACTAAGGACTTGACGAGAAGCCTCATCTGAACCCTCTTGAACTACAGAAAAAGTAAAGTGATCGGAAAAGTCAGCAGTATTTAAAATGCTCAACTTCTCTAGTTGACTTCTACTCATTAGATTATCTCCTAATTATTAGCTAGAAGTTAATCCGTCAGCAGCACTGATTACTTCTAATGTTCCAGTTAATACAGTTTCTCTACGACCGTTACTGTAATCTTCGTATCCGTTTAGATACATTTTACCACTGTCTATGTTAAATGAATTTGATGCACCATCAAATCGAACAAAAGCCTTGTCGTGTAGAGTGCCGTCATTACTAACAGTAGCCAATGATAATATAGCTGTACCAGTACCATCAGCTCCTATTCCTGTATGCTTGGTTCTCATTTCAATGTTTACAGTGTAAGATTCGTTAATAGTTTGACCGTCATCAACTACTACTGTATTTGGTTCTATTGTAGGTAAAGAAGCTTCAACTACAACATTATGTATTTCGCCACCACCAGTAGTTCCTCCAATAGAGTCGCTACCTATGATAACTTTGTCTAATATAAATTTAGCCATTGTTTTGTGTTTGGTTTAGGATATTTTAATTATACTTTGAAAATTCACGTTTGTTGACAGGTAGCCATCTTCTTCGTCTATCGTATCAACGCCAGTTATTGTAATGGTATATACGTCAGCTGTTATCGTCGTCGCTGCTGTTGTATCTGCCCAATCAATAAGCTGATCTGTAAGTTCTAACATTCTATCATAAGCAACATCTTTACCGCTGTGAGAGTCAGGCTGGTCTACATATACTTTAGCCTGAAAACTTTGGTTAAGTTCTGTTGGTTTCTCAGCGTCTACTTGATAGTCTGTAGACCCATTAAGCAACTTGAACATAACCGCCTCGGTTTTAATGTCACCACGTTTTCTAATATCGATATTATCACCACTGAACTTCAATACCTTTTCTGCTGTAGGTCTTGCGTCGCTAGATGAATAACTACTAAAACTTGTTACGTATCCACTAAGTATTGAGTTTCTATCCATTTACTTCATATTAATTATTAAGTCAGCGTGTATAGTTCTTTTCTCATTTAGTAAGTCAAAAACAAATGTTTTAACATCCTCTATGTTAGATTGTTGTTCGCTAGAACTTGAATCTTGCTCAATAGGAAATTGCCTTCTTTGGGGTACTCCATAACCTTGCTCGTGATCCTCCATGTAATTAGCAACAGAGCTGTCACTATAACCAAAACTGACGCTTTTCTTTTTTGCTTGATACATAAACGTAGCATCAGCATCTCCAGTATAAAAGAAGTCAGGTTCAGGTTTTCTTCCTATGTCTGATTTGTACTTTGCGTAGCTTTCTACTAAAGGGAACCTATCGGAACCATCAGGCTCTAATGACTTTCTATTCATGCTTTCTATCGAATCAGAATATATTGTCCCTATATCATCTAAAACTTTAGTAAACTTATTAGAGTTAATTTGAGACTTTACATCATCTAATATAATTTTAGCTAACTTTTTCATTAGTACAAACTCATAAATCTAACTCTAGGAGTCGTCTTGGGTTTGGAAAGTAAACCACTAAGTCTTCTAAGATTAGCTGTTAAATATTGGCTATACATACCATAGTACTTTCTAGCCTTTTCATAAGAGTAGCTATCTCTGTGCGTTGCGTCCTGTGCAAACCACAACTCTAAAAATTTGTATGAAAGCAAGTCAACAAGAAGTTCTTCAGAATCCGCAGCATGTATAGCATCTAATAACGCTGTCTCTGTAGCATACGTAGAATCGTTTATGTATTCCCTTAAATTCTCAAGAATATCCGTTTTAAGGAGCTTAATTGCTTTACCTAATATTAGGTTATCCTTCTCTGATAGATTGAGTACGGTAGTGCCCGTAGTGACGTTAATGCCCTTGAACGTTAGCTCTTCTAGTGCATCAATATTGTTTCTAGTAAGTGTTAAGTCGCTAAACGCCATGAGTATTGTTTTGTGTGTAGTTAAAAAATAGGGGGTGACCCCGAAGAGCCACACCCCAATAATTAGTTACTAGGGCTTACGCCTTAGCTACGTTACCACGAATGTATCGTCCACCTAAGTCTGGTCTGAATACCTTAACTCCGTATAGTACTTCGATAAGGATGTCAGCGCCTGACTTGGTTTCTTCTACAGTCAACGTGTAGTTTACGTTGTTCATTGGCTCGAAACCAGCAGCTCTACGAACGCCTGAACCTGAACCGCTATCCACTGAAGGCATTACAGCAGTTACTAAGGCAAGGGCAGATGGGTCGTAGAAGAACTGCTCACGTCCAGTGTCACCTGAAGCAATATCAACTGGGTTGATAGTATCGTTATTAGCAAGAGCTTTTCGTAATGGCTCTTTAATAGTCAATACAGTTCCAGTTTGAGACTCAACAGTGTAGAAGTCATCGGTACCTTTAGCAGAACCGAAAGTAACGATGTCACCCTCAGCTAGAGATACAGTTGCAGCAGAACCACTACCATTATCAATAGTTAATGCGGTTTGTCCTACAGCTTCTGCGGCTGCAATAACAGCGTCAGTTACTGTAGCAGCAGTGTGGCTAGAACCTTGATTGTCTACGAAGAAGTCGAAACCATACGCACGAGCCATAGCTCCACCTAACTGAATACCAGCATCTCCACGAGTGTTAGCTTGTTGGAAGATGTT